ATTAACCAATCCTACATTTGATGAAGTTTGGTTACAGCAAGAATATGATATTACGAATCATATGTTGTTACCAGATTGTTATTCTTTAGTTGAACTATTCAGAAAACAGTTGCGACAAATGCGAGATATAGAAAAGATATCTAGACAGTTGGTTGTAAAAAAGTTATATCCATCTTCATTGCATCATTTATATGTTAGTATACAGCGTATTCAGCAAATGAATGAGAGTTTGATAGATAATCCTTTTATTTGTAATTATTTATGTGGTAGCTATATCGAGTACGAAGATAATAATTCACTCGATGCATATGATATGATTCAAAGAACATGTATTGAAATTCATGCATTTTTGGAACAACATTTATACATGGAACGATGTAAACAATGTGATTCTATGGTGCAATTCAACGAAAATATTATAAAACCAGGCGTTTCAACTGACTTGGATATATTGGTCGAAGAACAAATAAGAAGTAAGACAACATTCGATTTAATACATCGATACTTGAATACTATTATGTCGGAGATAGAGAAAAATGATATTGAATATGTAAAGGTGCACGAAACCGAAAAATCGGGGGTTACATTACAAGTAACATCAAAACGTTCTCAAATCTTGAAAAAGGCATTGGATGAGAACTTTAAAAGTGAAAGTAAGAAAGAGGGAATTATCACACTATCTAATGGCGAACAATTTTCTTGTAAAGACGTAAAATTCAAATCGGCGGGTTCTACGAATATGGATATCGAGTTTCCTTTATTAGATAAAGTATGTAAGCAACTGTTGTCATTGAAGGATAGGATAAATGATACTATTACAAAAAAATACTTTGAAATATTGACTATATTCGAGAACCAGCATTTCGATAATATAAAAATGTTAGCGGATTATGTATCTATGATAGATGTTATGCAATCAAAGGCGTATATAGCAAGAGAATATAATTACTGTTGTCCTATATTAGATAGCACAAGACAATCTAATTCTTTTGTTGAAGCTGTTGCATTGCGTCATTGTTTAATTGAACATATACAACAAAATGAATTATATGTAACAAATGATGTTACGCTGAATGCGTCCGGAATGTTACTTTATGGAACAAATGCAGTAGGAAAAACGAGTTTAATTCGTGCTTTAGGAATAGCAACTGTAATGGCACAGGCTGGACTTTTCGTTCCTTGTACGTCTTTTACATATAAACCATATACTGCTATATTTTCAAGAATTCTGGGGAATGATAATATTTTTAAAGGACTTTCGACATTTGCAGTGGAAATGAGTGAATTGCGTATTATTTTAAAAATGGCGGATGAACGTAGTATGATTTTAGGAGATGAGTTATGTTCTGGTACAGAAATGGAGTCAGCATTGAGTATCTTTGTTACAGGACTAATTAGGTTACATGAGGTGAAATCGTCTTTTATATTTGCAACTCATTTTCATGAAATTACTGAATATGATGAAATAAAGGCACTAGAACGATTATGTCTGAATCATATGGCAGTTCGATATGATAGAGAAAAAGATTGTATCATTTATGACCGTAAATTAAAAGCTGGTTCCGGACCTCGTATTTATGGTCTAGAAGTATGTAAATCTTTGCATCTTGATAATGATTTTATTGAATCGGCTTACGCAATTAGAAATAAATACTATCCTGAGACGAAAGGTGAATTGTCTCATGGAAATACTATTTATAATTCTAATAAGATAAGAGGGAAATGCGAAATATGTAAGAATGAGATAGGCGAAGAGATACATCATATGCAGCAGCAGAAAGATGCTGATGCAAATGGATTTATAGGAAGTTTTCATAAAAATCATAGAGCGAATCTATTGACTGTATGCGAGAACTGTCATCGAGATATGCATAGTACTAACGAAGTAGAACGTAAAAAGAAACCTTCGCCTACTACTCGTAAAAAGACAACAAAGGGGTATGTATTAGAATGAAATGGCTTTTAACATATTGATAATTGCTGTAATATTGTTTATTATAATTTGTGGATTTTGTTTACGTTGAATCATAAAACTAATGTATTGTAATGCAGATGCTACATTGTTACGTATAGCTTCATCCTGAATGTTACTATTTATATTTCCTATTATAGTTTTTATTGTTTGAGGAATAAAGTATGATGGCTGTTTCGTATAAACGATATTTATTATGTTGACTAGTTGATTTATTATATTACTTTTTACAGCAGATGTAGTTATTATTGGTTGAACAGGCTCAGGCTCAGGTACAGGCTCAGGCTCGGGTACAGGTTCGGGTACAGGCTCAGGCTCGGGTACAGGTTCGGGAACAGCAGGCTCAGGCTCAGGCTCAGGTACAGCAGGCTCGGGTACAGGCTCAGGTACAGCAGGCTCGGGTACAGGCTCAGGTACAGCAGGCTCAGGTACAGGTTCAGGTACAGGTTCAGGTACAGGTTCGGGTACAGGTTCAGGAACAGGTTCAGGAACAGGTTCGGGTACAGGTTCAGGAACAGAAGGCTCGGGTACAGGCTCAAGTACAGGTTCGGGTACAGGTTCAGGAACAGAAGGCTCGGGTACAGGCTCAGGTACAGGTTCGGGTACAGGTTCAGGAACAGAAGGCTCGGGTACAACAGGCTCGGGTTCGGGTACAGGCTCAGGTACAGAAGGCTCAGGAACATGCAACAATGGCAATACGTTTTCAGCATATTGTCCTTCAATATTTCCAGGTGGCGCGATATTCATCGTTATATATACAGAATCATTAGAAATATTTTTTGCTACACCTATTCCATACATTATGCTAGATTTCCATACAAGCGCTGTGAAATGTCCGGTAGCTTCACTAAATCCAGGATTTGAAAAGTCGTATGCTGTAATTTCGTTATACCAATCATCTACTGCTTTTTTAATTAGAACAACGGGGTCGTTACCATAACCTTGTAGAAATGCCAAATTTTCACCATATACGGTCGATCCACTATGTTCAAAAACAGTATCGGTTGCTAAATGTTTCGACCAGTTTTGTGCAACCATAGCAACTGATGGACTCCATCTAATATCACCTGATTGGTTTCGAGAACGATATTCATTTATATAAGCTGTTATTTCAGTTACCTGGTCAGATGAAAGAGAGATTGTTTCAATAGACATTTTATATAATTATGACTATATAAAATTACATAAGATGTAAAATAAAAATTCTAAATTTATTTATGTATTATTGTAGATATACTACTTAGAAATTTGAATCAGTTGGCCATTGATCCAGTATTTTTTCATTATCGTCTTCTATTTTACTATTTAATACGCCGTTCATTGTAATATTATTATAGGGAATATAATTCGTGGAATTGTAGGAAGACATTAATGTGCTTAAATATATACTATCTTTATAATCTGGTACGTAATTAGAACTACCAAACATATATTTTCCTGGTTCGTAGTATGTAAATCTAGGTTGTGGAGATGCACCGGACTGTGAGTATAGATTTCCGCTTTTATCGATTACAATACTAGGATCGTCTAATGCCAATTGGTCCGTCGTCGCATGATATTCGATATCGTAATCGTTTGAATCAAATTTAACGTCTGTTGTATCAGTAGAACTACTAGTTACATTCATTGAAACGTCTGAGATATCTTCATCGCTTGTCCATTTTATTGTATCGTATTTTGTACTATTATTGGAAGAATCTACCGAGTAGTCGTCTATTAAACTCTTTGCTATGTCAGATGCGGTTGTATTTAAATTTGAATATCCTTCCACTAACAAGAAAGAACCTATGACTAAAACTATCGTTATAATTAATAATAGTATTGTTATCCAGGTATAGTATTCTTCTTTCATTTTATAATATTATGATATTTTTATGAAAAATTGAATGAATTATATAAAGGATAATATATAGTATTATACATATAAAATCATGATTATTCCGATTAAATGCTTTACTTGTGGAACTGTTTTGGCAGATAAATATAGATATTATCAATCTGAAGTGCGTAGATTAAAAATTGCACAAGGAATCAAGGTGGACAAAGTAGTTTATTTATCTAAAGAGGTTGTAGATAAGACACCGGAGGGACAGGTTTTAGACGATTTACATTTGACGAATGTATGTTGTCGACGACATATGTTGACACATGTTGATATTGAATAATTCCGAAAACTGATAGTATTATAGTTTCATACGCCGATGCACTTTTGAAATGATAAATATTTTATAGTTTTTTTTCATATGGATATATATAAATGAAAAGACGGACAATCACAAAACGAAGGCGAAGCAATAAGATGCGTAAAAGTAGAAGAATGAAGGGAGGTTGTGGTTGCACTGGGTCAAGTACAAGTGTTTCACATATGAACGGTGGATTCGGCTCAGCCAGTTATACCAGTCAAGGTATACCGTCACAATATGTTACCCCGCTAAATGACCATAGTGTTGACTTGAAGGATCAAATGAATATGATTTCTTCTCGTAATTTACCAAATATTTTTGGCGGTAAAAGACGAAGACACAAACGAAGACGAATTACATCAAAAAAGATGAGAGGTGGAACTGTAGGATTATCAAATAATGTATTTTCATCTTTCGGTACAGTGAAAGGCGCGTTAGATTCAGTCGGTCTGCAAAATAATAATTATGTAAATCCAGCACCCTATATTCAACCAGCTGCCGATATAAAGTATAGTTTAGTATAAAAAATGTTGTTATATAATATATTATGGCTGTTGTAGGTTTTCGCAATTTATGTAGTCCCGCGTATGTATATTTAGTTATTTCTGTCATAGCTCTTCTTGTAATGACTTTTCAAAACATCGGTAATGTAAACTTATATTGTTTAGGAACCTATAACTGTTCCGTTACAAACACAACACTGATATTTATAATTAAGGCTGTATACATTGTGTTTTGGACATGGGTGTTGAATTTAATTTGTAGAGCAGGTGCAACCAATTTAGCCTGGTTTTTAGTATTGTTGCCATTTATATTAATGTTTGTGTTTATTGCGTTAATTTTGTTTTCTTAGTTTCACAAGATTTATCAAAAATATATCAAAAATATAATAAGAATAACTTATTTTTATTATATAATGGAGACGATTCCGTATGATGTCATTATAAATAATATTATTCCATATACTTATAATGTTCAACCAGAAGAACTTTTGCGAGATATACGTAGCTTTACATGCGATCTAGATTTAGTAGAATCAGTGTATTTGACGCAATATAATGAATTTATATTACTACATGACCTGATCAAATTCTGCAATAATAAAAAATACCCTGTTTTTGATATTGATATTAAATTTGAAAATATATTAAATCGCAGTTTTATTATAAAAAATATGGACGACTCTACGAGAACACATTATATTTTTATCAATTATCATAGGGATATGAACTTCCATTTAAATAAAAAAATACGTATTTTATGGGGTTTATTATTACCAAATCAGCGTTCTCATTTCATAAATTACCATATATTAGAAGATTTTGATTGAGTTTTGTAAAAAATTGAAACTATAATTATGATAATTAATATATAAAAATACAGTTCTTTATTATATAATAAAATAATTAATACAATGAACCCACAGCTTACCAAAATTCTTGATTCAGGTAAACAAACACAGTTTACTCTTTCAAGTATAAATGTTAGTTTAGCGAATGCAGTTAGACGTACCATTTTATCGGACATACCGGTTACAACATTTAATACAGAAACATATAATGATAATCAGTGTACTATCTATGTAAATACGTGTCGCCTACATAATGAGATTCTGAAACATCGTTTAAGTTGCATTCCTATTTGTGAAAAGGATTTGACTTTATTACCCGGAAAGTATATTTTGGAGTTAGATGTATCAAACGAAACTGATAACATGCTGATCGTTACGACAGAAGACTTTAAAATTCGTAATAAAGAAACAGGTGCTTATGTAAAAGACGCAGAAGTTCGTAATATATTCCCACCATTTGCACAAACAGGTACATTTATCGATTTCTGTCGTCTTAGGCCGCGTATTGGAGATTCAATTCCAGGTGAACAAATTAAATTAACGTGTGACTTTTCAGTGCATTGTGCAAAAGATAATAGTATGTTCAATGTCGTCTCCAAATGTGCATATGGTAATACACCAGACATGCAGAAAATTGATAAAATATGGGAAGAACAAGAAGGAAAGTTGGCAGGGGAAGGCATGACGAAAGAAGAGATTGAATTTCAAAAGCGAAATTTCTATCTTTTAGATGCACAACGTCATTATATCGAAAATAGTTTTGACTTTGTGATTGAGACTATCGGACAATATGAAAATCGCGAGATTGTAAAAAAGGCGTGTTCTATTTTACAGAATAAGTTTGTGGATATGATACAAGCAATCGATTCTGACCAGATTCAAATTACGAATAGTGAGACGACAATAGATAACTGTTTTGATATTACTTTGGAAAATGAAGACTATACCATAGGTAAGGTGCTTGAATATATTTTATACGAAAAGTATTATTTGAGTGAAAAGATATTTAGTTACTGTGGATTTAAGAAGTTTCATCCTCATAGTCCAGATAGTACGATTCGAATTGCATATTCCACTTCTGGTGATAAACGCATGGCACAGCAACATTTACGCATTGCATGTGTAGAGGCTAGAGACGTGTTTAAAAACCTGGAAAGTATGTTTTAGGAAATCTGATAATATTATAGAACAATCCAGAAAAATTGAAATGAACCTCCGTTTTTTATTGTTCTCTATAATATCGAGTAAAATGTCAATGTCACAGTGCTGGAAAACCGCAAGTAATATTCTATGTTGTTGTAACCGCTTCAAACGTAGTTCTAAACCAACACCTAGCAATTGTCTGGATCAAGCGACGACAAATATAGAACATTCTTCAAAAATAAAACATGTTGATGTAAATTTGATGTATTTGAATAATGTTCTATATAAGGATACGGTTACATTTGTTCCGCCAATAAAAAATGGTAAAGTAGTTAAAGTATATGATGGGGATACAATTACTATTGCGTCAGTTTTGCCGAATACCACCGAACCTATTTATCGCTTTTCGGTAAGATTAAGTGGAATTGATAGTGCGGAAATTAAAGGGAAAACAGCAGCTGAAAAGAAAATTGCGATTGAAGCGAGAGATGCATTATACGATTTTATCTTTGGTAAAATAGTATATTTGAAAAATATTACGACTGAAAAATATGGTCGCATTTTGGCAGATGTTTATTGTGATAATATACATATCAATAAATGGATGCTAGATAATAATCTTGCAGTTCCATATGACGGTGGAACGAAAATCAGACCTAATGAGTGGGATAACGAAGCATAATATATTTATCCCTTTTCTCTGATATAATTGTGATCCATTATATTTTTTATCGGATGATATAGTTTTGTTGTATCTATTTCATCTCTGTTCCACTCGGTTCGCCAGTGTATATTCGAGAGTTCAATCGGTGTTTTTATAACTAGATGATTCTGTAGGGCGATTGTATTAAACATGGCTTCGATAAAGAATAAGTGTCCTCTTTTGTTTTTATATTCTACAACTTTATCTAATAAAACTCTAGATATACGACATGCACAAACCATACTATGCGACCAAGACAATTCTATTTTATCATGGATATTTACCCAATGATTCCACCAATTTTGCCATTTACTTTCATCTTTTTCTTCCATAATATCGTTTGTTGCCGTTAATAAGTCGGCGCAATTATATTGTTCTTGTAAGTCAATATTTAAAAGTGTTTTCTCGTGATATAAAAAAACATCGTCTTCTATAAACCACGTGTGTTCGTAGTTCGTATATACTTCGTTCATTATAAACATTGCTTTATCCCATGAAATAACTTCAGGAAACCCCACCGCACTATTACAGTTTGTATATCCTTTTTCATAACATTTATGGTTGTCTACTTGTATAATACGCACGTTTGCTGCTAAATCTTCTTTCATTTTTTCGTATGTTGACGAGTTATCATCAACAACAATAAATATATCATATTCAGTAAAAGTGTTCAAAAAATCAACCCATATTTTATTGGGTTCTTTTACTAACAAACAGATTGCTTTTCTCATTTCATATTAATACTTTTTGTGTTTCTTTATATCTTTTGTAGTTATTATCTAAAAAAATTGAACTAAAAGAAACATATTATTATATCTATCAAATACATCGATATAATATGGAAAAACGCGTGAACAAGAAGATTGAGACCTATGTTACTGATTTCAAGAATGGAATCAGAGATAAAATTAATGAATTGCAATTTGACGAAAAAGCGAAAATGAATGAATTGATTGAATATGTGTATGATTATACACGATTATCTTTGATAAAGGACGATTTGGTAAAACGTAAGCGTATTAAGAATTCTATACCTCAAATGAATAGATGCTCTGCGAAAAGAGCGAGTGGTGAGCAATGCACACGACGTCGTAAAGACGGATGTGAGTTTTGTGGAACCCATGCTAAGGGGACACCACATGGTCTAGCTCAAGTAAGTGATAGTTCTGATGTTTCTAAACAAAAGGTTGAAGTGATTGCTGAAGAGATATGTGGAATTGTTTATTATATTGATGCGTTTCATAATGTCTATTGTACAGAAGATATTATGGAAGGAAAACAGAATCCACGAGTGGTGGCTAAATACGAAAAATGTAATGGTCGAATTAGTATTCCAGACTTGGGTATAAATTAGAGTATTGTCAGTATACGTTAATAACATTTATCTATTTGTTGTAGACGAGTTTGTAGAAGAAGAGTTTAATGTAGTTGCATTTGTTGATGTAGTAGCTGGTGTTGTTGTAATTTTTGCATTTGTTGATGTAGTAGCTGGTGTTGTTGCAGTCGTTGATGTAGTAGCTGGTGTTGTTGTAGTTTTTGCATTTGTTGATGTAGTAGCTGGCGTTGTTGTAGTCGTTGATGTAGTAGCTGGTTTTGATGCAGTCGTTCCACTTCCAGATGTCGTTGCAGTTGTTGGTGCAGCATTGTTAGCTATTGACATTTGTATTGCCGATGCTACTGCACTATTCTGTATTGAAGACATTATTTTACTATCAGTAAGTTTCTTGTCATTAAGAATATTATTGTAAGAAGCGTCTTTCATCCTCACCTGTAATAAAATTTGCCTTCTAGTTGAATCATTTAATGAAGCATCTGATATTAATCCATTTATAATATTTATCTCTGGTTGAGTAATTCCTTCTTGAAAATTTGTAATATAATAGAAATAACCTAAAATGAGAAAAATAATTATTGCTAAAATTGTCAGAATTATGATAGTTCTTCTAGATAACTTCATCTTATAGAATATATGGTATATGGATATAATTATTTTTGTTTTAGAACAATAGCTTCGGTTACAGTTTCTTGTCTATTTTCTAATATAAACTCGTTTAATTCATTTGCTCGTGTGCCATCACCACTAAAATATTTAGTTAATATGGATAATAGCACTTTTTTAGTAATCGGTTGCTTGACATTTTTTTTTGTATAGCAAATTTGTCCATCTTTAATATCGAAACAATCGATTTCATTTTTTTTCATAATTTCAATGAGTGTTTCGGATATTTTCTTCTTTTCCGTTTTACGCGCACTTACTTCTTTTTGTAGAGTACGTGTTTCATTATCAAGTCGCACCCATTCCTTAATTGTTTTAACTAATTGGTCCTTCGTCTCCATTTGTTATATATATTAACGAATATATATTTATATCTTTTGCATAAATTTAGGATAATATTTTTTATTACATATATATATCATAATGAACCTACAATTTATAAATGCAAGAACACAAGGACAATATAAGAATCGACCATTTCTCATGATGGCAAGTATACCTTTGCCTACTAAGAAATCAGTTATGAATGTTGCAACACAGTCTAATCCAGAAAATCAACCTAAAAAGGTGGTTTGGGGAGAACCGACCTGGTTTTTATTCCATACGTTGGCCGAAAAGGTAAAAGAGGAGAACTTTGACCAAATCAAAACAGACCTATTAAATCATATTAAAAGTATTTGTAATGTTCTACCGTGTCCAATTTGTGCTGAACATGCTACGAAATACATGCAACAAGTTCAAATAAATTCTATTCGAACAAAAGATGATTTGAAACTGTTACTTTTTCGATTTCATAATCATGTGAATGCGAAAAAAGGTTACTTACAATTTCCATTAGATAATTTGGATGATAAATATTCAAAGGCTAATACAAATAATATCATAAATTATTTTTTAACGGTCTTTCAAAAAAAAAGTAATAATGTTACAGCTATTGCAAGTGATATGTATAAAACCAGAATATTACAATTATTTAAGAACTGGCTTTCTGTAAATATACAATATTTTGATTCATGATTGATTGTTCATGATTGATTATTCACGATTTGATTATTCACGATTTGATTATTCATAATAATATGTCACTCTGCTATTATTATGAATATTATTGTAACAGTTTACCGTTTTTCGTTACATTACATACGAACTTCTTGTTACTCGCAGAACAGGTGTCTTCGCTCGATGTTCCTCTAACGAAATATAATAATCTACTTTCACTGATTGCATCAATAATTTTTGCCCAAAGTGCTCCCAAAGAACCTCCTAGAAATGATGCCAATAATAGATTTACTATGTGAAAACATTTATTACTGTAATTCCAAGCAATGTCACCTATCACCAATAACACGAAAAATATAATCATTCCAATGTTAGCAACAACGAAGCCATTTGTAACTATGCAATAAATGAAATACCAAAATGTAAATGAAATAATAACTTGTCCCATAGGAAGAATATAGCTCGTGGTACCTACTGTCATTATGGTCGATTTACAAGCTGCATCAGAATCGACCGGCATTTGAGGTAGTATATCCTTTAATAATTGACCTAAAATGGCTGTAGCGAACGTTGTTAGCGAAAGACCTGCTATAAAACATATTCCTTTAAAATCAGCGTTGAATAATGACAGTAATGTAATTGCACAAATAATAATAAAAGGTGCGAGAACTATGAACAAATATAAAAATGAATACACACTAAATTCCATAGTTTAATTATAATATAGAAAGATATTGTTTTTATGAAAATGCATAGTCGAATACATCCTGGATTGTCGTGATTTCTATAAATTCGGGAATAGACAGTTCGGATTGTTTGTAACTTTGTTTCCAATTCAAGAAATCGCGGTTATTAGCTTTTGGGTATAAAAACGTTTTTACACCTGCTCTTATTCCGCCAGTTATCTTTAGTTCTAATCCGCCTATAGCAGTTATCTCACCTTTCAAATTAATCTCACCTGTTATTGCTATATCGTTTTTAATATGAACCTTGTTAAATAAACTATATATTGCCGTTGTAATTGCTGCACCAGCGGATGGACCATCTTTTGCAATGGAACCTTCGGGACAGTGTACATGAAGTCCCTGACACTTTGTTGTTTCGAAATCTACCAGGAGTTCACTTTTTCTACTATTACTCGTAAGATTCCATGCTAATGTTTTTGCGACATTCATGCTTTCTTTCATTACATCTCCTTGTAGGCCAGTTAATTTTAGGTCTAAGAATACAGATGATGGAAAAAAGAGAGTTTGAATAGGAATGATACCACCTGACCCAAGTGTATTTGCCCATAAACCATTAATGATTCCTATTTCTGGCATTTCGTGAATACGGGTTTCGCATATCTTCTTGTATTTCTTCAAATACTTGTTCTCTAAATTTTCTTCGGTTATTATCACTGGAATCTCAAAAAGAGTATTCGATTGTTCGTTTAATTTTAATATCTCTAGGTTGATCTCTCCATATAAATCGAATAATATTTCCTTTAATTTTCTTACACCTGGCTCTATCGTGTATTTTACAATAATATGTTCAATGATCGACTCTGAAATGCTCACTATATTAATGAATCCCATTTTTTTGTTTATTTCTGGTAAAATATATTTGTTTACAATGGTTATTTTATCGCTTACTGATAAGTTCTCGAATTTGATTCTATGTATCCTATCAAGTAATATTTTATCTATTTGTTCTGGGTCGTTGTATGAAAATATGAAAAGTGCCTTTGATAGATCTATGTCAATTCCGCTGAAGTATTTGTCTTGAAACGAATCGTTTTGTGTTTGGTCTATTAAATGTGTAAATATGCCAATAATTTCCTTACCATTCTCTGTTTTACTTACCTTATCCAACTCGTCAATGTATATGATTGGATTCATACATTTCGATTCCATTAAAATATCTACGATTCGACCCCATGTTGAGTTTACATAAGTATAACCATGCCCTTCTAATGAAGACCCATTACATGAACCGCCCAATGCGATGAATGCAAAGGGTCTTGAAATACCGTTTTCATCAAGTAAACATTTTGCTAAGCCCTTCTTTGCAAGAGATGTTTTACCGACACCTGGAGAACCTTCGAATCCGAAACAATAACCAGTTTGTTCTCCATTCATCCATTGTCCTATTATTTTCATAATCTGATTTTTTGCATGAGTATGTCCATATATAGATTCATCTAATATATTTGTAACAGAAGCCATTGTTGATTCTATCGTATTTACGTTCGTTCTTAATGTTGATATTTCATTTATTGTATTTGTTAACGAAATAGGTATTTTATCACAGATTACGTCATATAAATCCGAGTTCGCGTCTAATTTATTTTGACATGCAAATTGTATTATGTTTTTTATTAGTTCTGTTTTCGTTTTGTTAGAGAGAGTTATCTTTGCTTGTTTTGTTTGTTTATTGACAATATTTATAAACTGGATTATGTGCGTTATCTTTTTTATATTCTTGGAATTACATGACATTTCTATTAGATTGAGTATGTTTCTACGTATGTGATTCAATACAATTGTAAGTATCCTACTTATTTCGATATTTGTATATCTGTCTTTTGTATTAATCTTTAATTCTGGGAATATTTGAGAAATCATGTTTAATATGTGTTGAAATGTTTTGTTCAGGTCTTTCATTTTTTTCAATAAGGGTTCTTCTTTATAAACACCAAATGGTATTCTAATAAGTCCTTCTAGATATTGCTTTGCCTTTGTGCAATTATCGTCCTGTTTTCCTTTGATCTCTTTTAATTTAATCATAGCTTTCTCTTTTACTGGTTCACTCGCTTTTAATGCATATATTTGTTGTTCTAATGATATTTTATGGACATCGTATTTTTGTATGATATCATTAGTATATTTCATGGTGTATTTAATAATATCTTTAAAATGCATTTTTAATTTCCATGGTAAACTATCGTATATATTAAACGGGTCGTAATTTTCACTTACGTTCGTCGTCCTTACACATATTAACTCATATAGTAAAAAACAAATGTACTGTACTTCATTATCGCTATTGAAAAGAAGTAAATTTATGATAAGTTCACGCTGATTATATTTATCCGAATCTAAGAAACGATTTATTATAATATCTAATTTCGTTTTTTTAACGTTGCTTACCTCTGTAAATATCGTTATCATTTTCTTGAATATGTCGTTTTTACTGTATATTAATATATCTTTTAAAGTCATGTTTTCTATTATACGGTTAAACAGGTCTTTTTCAGTTGGTTGTAGCGTATCGCGTAACTGAAATAACTCTTTTTTTTGTTCATCAATATATTTATTATTGAACCAATCGGTCTGAATATCATCGACGATGCCATTGATTACTAACGTTTTTCTTAATTTTTCATTTTGAATAATGATTCTGATTCCGTATACTCTTTGATAGAAACAGTCAATAGTAGTTTCTTTATCGTAACATTCGAACATATTTGCGTCTTCTAGTAAGTTGGGTTCGTCCGTGATCTTATTGCTACATATAACTTCAGATTGTGTTGATGTAATTTTTTGTTGTTTCCAATGAATAATTTTATAGCCTATTGGGCGAACATGGGATTGTATAAGGTCATATTTCGCTTTTATAACAGGATTCTCTATTGTTATATTCTTATATTCCGAACCGAAACTAATAAATAATAAATCCGTTATTTCTTTAGTGCCGAAACCACAAATAATCATAGAAAGTTTATCTATAATAGTTTGTAATGAATCAATTGCATTGTCTGCTTCTTTCTGACAAGTAGTATTAACTAACTTAGCAGATATATCATTTGTTTTTACGTAAAGTTCGTTTAATACTGTAATTGATATAATTGTGTCATTATTACTAAATATATTCGTTTGATTATTTTTTTTAATAGAAATGATAGTTTTTCTTATAATTTCTTGTATATAGCTTATTTTTTCTGTAATAAATTTATGGATATTTATATCTGGTGCTTTTTCATTAATATGTGAATTTTTTAATATTATACTGTTTTTTTCTTTTTTCCGATTCATTTTATGTATACAATAGTGACTCATAAATAATGTCGTTTATACGATTGTATTACAACTGTAAATAGTATTACGCAAAATTAATATTATTAAGTAAAAGGGTATAAATCTAAACAGAGTTATATAATAGACTGACAATGGGAATACCTAGTTATTTTTCGCATATTATAAAGAACTATCCTAATATTATTAGGAATTTATCCTATTTTTCGCAAAAATCAGTAGCCTTTGATGAATTATATATGGACTGTAATTCAATTATATATGATTCTGCACATGAACTCGAGAAAAAAGGTTGTCGGTCTGATTTATTCGAACAAGAGTTAATTCACTTGATTATCGTAAAGATCGAAGAGTATATTAAGACTATTAAACCTAGAGATGTCGTTTATATCGCATTTGATGGAGTAGCACCATTCGCGAAGATGGAACAGCAGAGAACACGTCGTTATAAATCACAGTTTATGGCGAAATTAGAGGGAGGACAAGGTACTCTCTTTTGTAGTGCGGCTATTACACCTGGCACTGAATTTATGAAAAAACTATGTCAATCTATTACCAAACATTTTACTTTATCTGAAAAAAAATATAATGTTGGCAAAATTATAACATCTTGCTCTGATGAATGTGGTGAAGGAGAACATAAACTTTTTAAATATATTCGTAATACGATTCAGTCTAGAACTATAGCTGTGTATGGACTAGATTCCGATTTGATTATGCTCTCTATTTTTCATTTGAAATATTGTAATAATCTTTTTATTTTTAGAGAAGCACCTGAGTTTTTGAAGAGTTCTATACCACTTGATATTCATGGCAAAGAGAATGAGCCTTATTTTTTAGATATTAAACATTTATCATCTTGTATTAGTGCAGAGATGGCATGTAAGTTTCACGAACCAGATTTGAGAAGGACAGTAGACTACATATTCTTATGTTTTCTGTTAGGTAACGATTTTTTGCCACATTTTCCAGCGATGAATATTCGAACACATGGAATAACGGCATTATTAGATATTTATCGCAAAATAATTGGTAATTATAGTGGGCGATTCTTGATCTCTAGTTCAAATGAAATCCAGTGGAAAAACGTAAAAATGTTTATTTCTGAAATCGCTAAGTTAGAATACGGTTTTTTATTGAATGAGTATTTTGTTCGCGATAATTTTGATAAACGAACATACCCTGAAACGACTGATAAAGAGAAGGAGGAGGTATTAAAGAATGTTCCTGTTTTGTATAGGGCAGAAGAAAAGTATATTTGTCCGAATGAGCCTTATTGGGAGAATCGTTATTATAAATCATTATTCCATATAAATAAATCTGGGGTTCAAAATATATGCATCAATTACTTGGAAGGTTTAGAATGGGTTTTTCGATATTACACGGATGATTGTCCGGATTGGCGATGGAAATATAACTATCATTACCCACCTTTGTTCGCTGATTTGGTGAAATATATACCAGATAAAGAAAGTACTTTCATTAAAAAAAATGATAATCGACCATTCACAGAATATGCGCAATTATCTTATGTATTACCACCAAGTGTTCATTATTTATTACCCTCTACTATTTCAAATATTTTAAAGGAAAGATATGACTCTAGTTATCCTGAAACGTACTCATTTCAATGGGCGTTTTGTCGTTATTTATGGGAAGCGCATCCAATATTGCCAGAAATTAGTATTCGACAATTGGAACATATTGATAGTATAGCAGTATAGTTCTTTATCAAGAAATTGATTGTATGTATCCGGTAAATCCATTTCCGACACAGTTGTCATCAATCGTAACGTTTCGAAGTAATTTAGTATTTGGTTTGATTGGATAACCAATACTCAATTTATTATGTTTTTGCAATACTTTGGCTGGTAACATATGTGAATTATTGATTACAAAATATGGTGTTCCATTTAAGGTTTCGTTATTTGGTTCATAGTGTAATCCATCTAAAAATTCTATCAACTTTTCTTCCGTTTCAAATAATAACATTGGAAAGTTATTATTTGCATTTAAGTGATTCGTGTAGTAAACGAAAATTTGAATACTGTGCATTCTGTTATTTTTTAACAAATATGCAAATGTAATTCTTCATGTTCAATTTTTTTTCGTGATATGCTGTTAAAAAATTGAACATGGAAAATTACATTTAATAATAATTATACAAAATGTTAAAAGATATGATTAAAGAAAACATGTATTATGCTGGGAGGTTACTTGGTATGTATATATTATGGATTTTGCTACATTATGTTTGTGTATATTTATATTTATACTTTTGTACACCGAGTACGGTAACGGGATTCATTATGTCTCCGTTTCTAGTACCCGCTATTCATTGTCAAGCGTTTCGATGGGCTATTTATAATGGGGGTAATAGTATTTATGCCATGTGGTTTATTCTGGGAGCATGGATAGTTAAATACTTGACACCTATTCAATACTTCAGTGCTACACAATAAAAAAACTTTATTTAAGGTTAATTATTTAACATTTTTTTTAGGATAAAGAATGAAATAGAAAGAAAATGAGTAAAATTAAATAGGAGAGAATTTGTTATCAATGAGAAAGCCGATGTGGTGGTGAAGAGTAGGATGGAAAAGAGATTTGTTGTCATTTAAGGACAAAAGGAAAGGTTGTCCATCGACAAGAATAGAGCGTACATCTTCTTCAAGTTCATCATCAAGTGGTTGATCAGGTTGTTGATGAGGAAGAGAGTTGGAATTAGAATCATTAACCTTAGGTTCCTTGTTAGGTTTAGATTCCTTCTTAGGTTTAGATTCCTTAGGTTCCTTCTTAGGTTTAGATACCTTCTTAGGTTTAGATTCCTTAGGAATGGATTCCTTAGGAGTGGAAGGAGGAGAAGGAGGTAGAACAGGAGTGGAAGATCTGGCCAAAGAAACTAACTCGTTGATGAGAACATCTTGCGTGTTTTGTACAGATTTGGAATTCTTTTTCTTTTTAATATTAGTAGAAGATTCAGTAGAAGGTTCAGTAGAAGTAGAATCCTTGTCCTTAGAAACGCGCTTGGCTCTAGGTTTCTTGGAAAGAGGCTCAGCATCAGCATCAGCATTAGTATTAGCATCAGTAGAGGAATCTTGATCAACAGAAACCTTAGGTTTGCGAGTGCGCTTCTTAGGTAGTTCCCCAGAAGCAAGACGGAGTTCCTTAGCGAGCTTCTTCTTGTTGAGAACAACCAATTTGCGCAAATTTTTGCTGATGTCTTTGGCGCCATCGAAGAATAGTTGCACAAAAGCTTGTTGTTCAGAAACCGAATCAAAGATGCGCAAAAGCTTGAGTTCGTCCTGTGTGAGTTCTTGGTCAGGAGAATCCTTCATCTGGTTGAAAAGGAAAACCCCGAATTGCAAGAACTTGGCGAACTTGGCGGGTAAGGTAGGCTGACGAGGTTTCTTGACCTTGACAACAGGAGTTGTGTCGACAACAGGAGTTGCGACATCGAGAACATTGTTGACAGAATCAGTAGAAGACATTGTAATAAAAGTTAAAAGGCGGAAAGAGAGAGATTAGATATTATTATTGCTTTTCAGCATGCCGTATAAAATTTTTATAAAAAAAGTTTTCAATTTTTTATAAAAAACGAAAAAAAGGGTGTAAAAAACGTTGTCATTTAATTTCGGCTGAATAGTCATAAATAGATAAAATACTCGTTTCTCGATATGTCACTCATTTCTCGTTAGCCGATATAATGCATATATAGAGTATTATAGGATACAAGAATATGGTGGGTATTCATGGTAGAATAATATATACAAGGTTCTCGATAACCGAGTTAGAGAACCTGAACGGCTTATTCTATAGTATCAAAGAAAATATGGTATGTCTTGAAAAAATGGTGAAAAAAAGTAGGAGTCACCTTTGAAAAAATGGACAAAAAATAAATGTCCAAAAATGAAAACGTGGTCCGGACTTTTTCCAAGAAATGATAAAAAACATGGTTTGCATCATAATGCAGTGAATTCCTAAAAATAAAATTAGAAGGAAAGCATAAGAAAACCTGCGAATTTACCGTAAAATGATTTAGAAATAAAATCTCATTTAACTTTATTTAACAGAATGTTAACACAAAAGTTGCAAAAAGTTGCAAATAAATATATATGTGAATATTGTGACTATAGTACTAGCAGAAAAAGTAGTTACGATAAACATATATTGTCAGCGAAACATATAAATTTAACGTCTTTTAACATAAATGCAACAAAAGTTGCAAAAGTTGCAAAAGAACAAAACACAGATGATATATCGAGTTATTCATGTGAACATTGTTTAAAAAAATATAAAACAAGAGTGGGACTGTGGTATCATAAAAAGAAATGTTCTCCAATCTTAGAAAATACGATGGTATTAGCTAAACCTCAAATAGATAATGATTTAGTATTGAATTTGATAAAACAGAATGGAGAACTTCAGAAACAAAACGTGGAAGTTCAAAAACAGAATGGAGAACTTCAAAAACAAAACAGTGAAATACTAAAACAACTAGTAGAAATCGTAAAGGAACCGAAAACATACAATAATAATGGTACAATCAATAACAGATTTAATTTACAGATATTCTTGAACGAAACATGTAAAGATGCATTGAATATAAATGAGTTTATAGAGAACATCAAGGTGACATTTGAAGATATTTTGAATTTAAGTAAAAAGGGTTATGTAACAGGAATAACAGATGTAATAAAGACAGAATGGAATGCATTGGATATAACAAAAAGACCATTCCATTGTACAGACGTAAAACGAGAAACGATTTATATAAAAGATAATGATGAATGGAATAAGGATTCTGAAGATTTACCCAAAATAAAAAAGGCGATAAAAAATGTAGCACAGAAATGCCGTATAAAAACATCAGAATGGTGTCAAAATAATCCGGACATTCGTGTTCTCGATTCCGAAGCAAATAGAATACAATTGAATTTATGTGAGGCCTTGTATGCAGATACTGACGAGGATAAATCAATAACAAAATCAGTACAAGAAATAGCCAAGTTAACACAATTGAAACGAAGTTGAAAATGGTGAAAAAAGTAGGAGTCACCTTTGAAAAAAAGGACAAAAAATAAATGTCCAAAAATGAAAATGTGGTCGGGACTTTTTCCAAGAAATGTCAAAAATCATGGTTTGCAGCATAATGCAGTGAATTCAGGAAAAGGTCGAATAAAAGTATTAGCATAAAATTTTAAGTAAAAGATTTAGAAATAAAATCTTTAGGTAACATAAGGAAACAAAATGGTAACCGAAAGTAGCCAAAAAGTAGCCAATAAATATTATTGTGAAATATGTGACTATGGAACGAGTAAAACAAATAATTATAAAAAACATTTAATGACAACAAAGCATGAACAAGTAACACTATGTAACAAAAATGTAGCCAAAGTAGCCATAGAACAAAACACAGATGATATATCGAGTTATTCATGTGAAATATGTTTAAAAAAATATATAACACGTTCTGGTTTATGGCGTCATAAAAAGAAATGTTCACCAAATGAAACAAAACACGAACCACCAGCCGAAAACACAATGGCATTGACAAGTTCGCATATAGATAATCATTTAATAATAGAGCTGATAAAACAGAATGGTGAAATTCTAAAACAATTAGCAGAAATAAATGTTCATCGGTGTAAAATTGAACAAACAAGGTTCTCGAATTCGAATGAAGACAATTAAAAATGTTAATGAATTTCTTTATCGCATTTCTGATGATGAAGCCAATGATGGCCTTTGTTCCCAAGTTTCCAACAAGTTCACTCCAAAGCATAGTAACGAGTCGGGCAATATTATCGACATTTAGTGAAAAAATAGGAGAAGAATTAATGACGAATAATTATGTATTTCAAGACATCTTAATAGACCATAGTAAAAATCATTTTAATATGGACTTGTTTTATTTAATGTTATTGGGTTTTGTTCTCAGTAATGCGAGAACCAATGTAAGAAAGTTCTCTAATTGGGAATGGTTCTCGGATATTCAGAAAAAAACCAATATTTTGATTTTAGTTTTGATGATTATCTTTAACCGTAATGTGGAGAACGCAATATAAAAAAACAAAAAACACACAGACTTTAGTTAATATAGACCTTAAACATGCACACAAACAATCTCTAAATGCTAAATTTTTTATTTTTCTTAGTCCTTTATTCGGCTTCGTTCTCGATTTTACCAGTGACAATTTTTAACCAATATCTTTGGTTCTTGCGGTATGCCCATTCTAAGACGTCCAAATTTGACGTTGTGCCATGATAATCAAGTATGGGTTCATAACCATATTCATCGCTATCGAATCGTTTGCAATTCAATGGAGAAATGAAGTCTTTGACCAATGAATCGCTATAGGCGTAATTCCAAACAAAGACTTGGATAGCGAACGAAAGGTCAGAGTTCTCGAGATGAATCTGTGTGAGAACCTTGTCCAAATATTGGACTCGAAGAGTCCTTGAAAGCGGTGGCTTGAGTTGCTTGGCAATTTCTAAGGCCTTCTTGTAAAAGGCTTTGGAAATGGGTTCATTCAAGTCGTCGAAACCCTTGATCCCGTAATGAGCATATGCAGAACGAATGGTGATTTTATCGAGTGGTTGAACGTTCTTGGAATATTCCTTGATAGCGGTCTCAATCTCTTCATCAAATTCAAAATCATCTTCGTCAATCTCTTGCGTGAGCTCGAAAACTTGGTGATGTTTCTTGAGCAATTCGACGGCTTCTTTGACCGATTTTTTGAGCGGAGCAAGAATCTGAGGGTTGAGTTCGACGATTTGAGCACCGGTTTCGGGATGGATTTCAATGACGAGCGGGTCAGTCTTGTTGGTTCCATTTGCCAAGCCGACAATCTCGCTCACGAGATGGCATGGTAACGATGGTAACGAAGGAAAGACAGATGGAACCTTTTTATCCATTTGATTGACGGATGACATTGTTAAGTTAAGTTTTGGGAATTCTTTTTTGCCTTTTGGCGTGCCGGTTGTCCTTTCAATAAAAAAGTTTTTCAATTTTTTGAAGAGACCGACACACTCAAACCCTTTACCAAACCCTTATATATCGATATCTTACTGGATATTTGGTACCCTACTCAAAAATCGATATGTCACTCATTTCTCGTCGGGGCTTATCGAGAGAATTCCGAGCCGAGCCTTTGTCAGCGGGGACTTGTCGCGAGGGTTTGGTCAAAGTGTTTGGGTGACGGGATTGTGGGGGGTGTGACTGGGGTTAGGGTGCTGGGTTGGCGGGTTGCCGGGTCCATAGCCGAACGATCTCAAGAAGGTCGGGTCCAAGAGAAGGTCGGGTCCAAGAGAAGGTCGGGTCCAAGAGAAGGTCGGGTCCAAGAGAAGGTCGGGTCCAAGAGAAGGTCGGGTCC